CCGATCAAACTTAATTTAGAAACATTTCGGGAATTTTTTAAAAATCTTATAAACTAATCTATGGCATTTATCGACGAATTAACACAGCATTTACATAATCAGCAAATAGGAGTCTTAGCAACAAATCTTTTTAAAAGTTGGTTGCCCGAGGATCCGGATTCGGCGATTGCCGTCTATGAAACCGGCGGACCCCCCGCAGAGCGAGAACTTCCCTTAAAGAATTTAACTTTTCAAGTAGTTGTTCGAAATGTCGATTATGCAATCGGCAAAGCAAAGCTTGATGCAATTCGCGAAGCTTTCCACGGAAAAAAATTCCAAACGATCGCCAACGGTAACACGTTTTTTTTGTTTATTTATGCTCTAGCCGAGGGCGGTCATACCGGCCGGGACGAGAACGGAAGGGATTTATTTTCTATAAATTTTATTTGCAAAACTAGATAGGTTGTCCACAAATGCGAATAAAATGTTGATAAGTTGTCGATAACTGTAGGTAAAATGCCAAAAGTCATTCAAGGTTTTTTTGTCAAAGAAATGTTTTGTAAAAACGACGAATGCCGGGCCTTATTAGGTTATGAAAATTTTCACCGGGGCGTCGTTATTTTTATTTGCCGCAGGTGCGGGCATGAAAGTATATTTAAAAAATACTATACAAAAATGAATGCAGATATTGATAAACTAATAGGAACTATGAAAGGGGGTGAAAAATAAATGGCAGATATAACAAAAGTTAAATTAGGCACTTGTTCTGTTACTTTCAACGGCACAGACTTAGGCCATACGAAGGGACCTGTAGAGGTCACTTACGAACCGGAATTTTCCGAGGTTTCAGTCGATGCTTACGGTAATACACCGGCCGATGCTTACCTAAAAGGTGAGAGGTTGACCGCTAAAGTTCCTTTGGCCGAGGAAACAATCGCAAACTTAAAAGTTGCGATCCCGATGGCTACTTTCGCCGGTGCGGCAAATGCTCGCATCACGATAGGTCAGAAAGCAGGACAAACGAAAATGTCCACATTAGCGGCCCAACTCGTACTTCATCCAATAAATGAAAATACGAGAGTGAATGACCTTGTTATTCACAAAGCCGTTATCATGTCGCCTATCGCTTTGGTTCATTCGATAGAGGATGTTAGAGTCTACGAAGTAGTCTTTACCGCGCTCGTTGATGAATCAAAATCTCAAGGAAATTACTTGGGTTTGATTGGGGACTCGACAGCTTAATTATAATTTGGCAAATGTGACCTTAGTGTCCGCCAAAAAACTATGAAACAAATTGAAATATTGATTGATGAAAAACCGGTCTTAGTTTATAAACTAGGACTTAAAAAGTTCGCGGGACTTATTAAAACTTTAGAATCGCTTCCGGAACTTGGAAAAGAAATTCAAGCGATCTATGTGCAAGGTGATACAGAAAAAACCTTGATGCAAAAAATGCTTCCTGTACTCCCCGACCTTATAATTAAATTTCTTCCCGATTTCAATAAGATTCTCAAAATATCGACAAACCTATCGGATGAAGATATAGAAACTTTGGGTCCGGGCGATGTTTACGAAATAGTCGAAGCATTTTTACTTATTAATAAGTTTGATCTAATATTTGAAAAGGTAAAAAAATTCGGCGCCCAACCGATAAAGCCGGTCGCAAAATTACAATAGACGAATTGCTTTATAGTGCCGTTGACCTTTTCGCGTCTGAATATGGTTGGGCAAAGGACTATATTTTTGATGAAATTTATCCGGAAGAATATTTTGATCTAGCTGATCAAATAAAAAAAAGAAGAATAAATGAATATTTAATACAAATTAGAGTTTATCATTCAAACCCGAAAGAATTAGTCGAGCTATTAGAGCGAGAGATCAGGGAATTTTCGATCGAAGAAGTTTACGATCCAAGCGAAATTCGAAAGCTAAAAGATGCAATGTCTTTAGGGCGAGGATTTACTGTAAAATAAAAAAATATGGCTTTTGAACTCGGGGCGGTAGTCGCTCATATCCAAGCAGATACAAAAAATTTTCAGGATGGAATAACGAAAGCTAAATCTTCGTTGTCTTCTTTTGGCGATGGAGTTGGCGCGGTAGCGGGTGCAATCGGAAAAGCAACGCTTATTCTTGGCGGATTAGGGATTGCCGGCGGGGTTGCCATGAAATTATTTGCTGATCAGGCCGGGGAAGCCGAGAAGACAGTTATTCGAGCAAATGCGCTTTTGGCCGCTTCAACCAAAGACAATGTAAAACAATTTAAGGAATTCGAACAAGCGGTATCCGATACTTCTCAAGCTTTTATTGAATTTGGATTTGACGACGAGGAAACCCGCCTTGCAATGGCTAAGAGTTTGGCAGTTACAAAAGATGTAACCGAATCCAAAAAAGAAATGGCTCTTGCCGCAGACTTCGCAAGACTTCAAGATATAGGAATTACCGAAGCACAAAAACTTCTTCAAATGGCCTATATGGGAAATGCCCGGGTCCTTAAACAATACGGAATTGAACTCGAAGACGGAGCGACGAAAACAGAAATATTTGGAAAAATTCAGGACTTGGCCGGGGGTCAGGCAATGGCATTTTCGGATTCTTACGCCGGATCGGTGGCCCGGTTCACGGTTGAATTTGATAATTTAAAGGAAAAAATCGGTGAGGTTGTTCTTCCTATATTTAGTCAGTTGTTCGAAATCGTAAGGAATTTTATTTACCAATTAAATAACGCAGATTTTACTTGGTTCACGGTTTCGATGGACACAGCGATTGCAGTTTCAGAACAATTTTACGAAACCGTTCAAACGGTTGTTTCCGGAGTGATACAGTGGTTTAACGAAAACTTGATGCCATTTATACTTATGCTTCAAGCTTTTATGGCCGAGCATTGGGAAGAAATAAGGGCCAATGTCGAAATGGTTTGGAATTTTATAGTAGAACTTGTAAAAGTAGTCGTTGAACTTTTAACGGTTATCTTTACCGGATTCTATACTTGGCTTTCGACTTTCGTCAAAAATAATTGGGACGAAATTAAAATCACTATTCAGTCGGCACTTCAAATTATATCCGGAGCGCTTGAAGTTTTTTTTGGACTTGTTATCGGAATATTTAAATTTGCCCTTGCTATTTTAAAGGGCGATTGGAAAGGTGCTTGGCAAGCGATCGTTGACACTTCAAATCATTTTTGGGGCGGACTTCAAAAAATCTTCGATGGCGCTTTTGGATTTATAAAAGCTTGGGGCGGAAAAATCTTGGAAGAATTGGTTCGGCCATTTGTTGATGCGTGGAATAGAATTCAAGACTATGTTCGTAAAATCCGGGATGCGCTCGACTTTACCAAAAAACATTCACCGTCAGTCGTTGACATTGTCACGAAAGGCGTAAAAGAGGTAAACCGTGCGCTTGACAAATTAGATCTTGGGGTTAATGTTTCGCCACATGCGGCGGTTGCCGGAGTTTCCCCGGGAAGCTCCATTGCTCAAACCACAATCAAAATCGATATGAACGGTGCGGTAATTAATGACGGAATTTCCGCTTTCCGGATGGGTGAAAAATTCGGCGACGGAATTATTCGAAAATTACAACAAAATGTTAGATTCTAATTATGGCCTACTCAATAGTTATCGATGGAGTCGATCGGACGACTGATGTTTTAGCAGAGTCAATAATCATAGAAGACGTTATAAATGATCAGCAAAATAATTGTAGCTTTTCTTTAATCGATCGCTCGAACTCCGGAGTTCCGGAAACAGATCAAGAAGTTGTCATCACTCTTGCCGATGACACAATTATTTTTGGCGGATATATTATTCAAACTTCTTCAAGTGAACGAGAAACCGGAAAGTTAAAATGTGAGATAACCTGCGTGGACTATTCCCGGCTCTTGGACCGAAATTTAGTCCATCAATCCTACGAAGATATGACCGACAAGGAAATAATCGAAGCGATAATCGAAAGATATTGCGATGGATTTGGAATCACAACGACAAACGTAGTCGAAGGGGTTACAATCGATCAAATTACTTTTAATTATTTGCAACCCTCGCAATGTTTTAGAAAAATTGCAGAATTGACCGGGCGAAATTGGTACATCGATTACGAAAAAGATATTCACTATTTCCCACTTGATCAGTCAGCCGCCCCTTTTGATATTGATTCTTCGCAAACCGGACACATCGAACTTCAAATTTCAAAAGATGCGTCACAACTTAAAAACCGGGTTTATGTCCGGGGCGGAACAAAACTTTCCGACACGACCACTTATACAGAGAAAGGCGACGGTACTAAAAGAAAATTTGTGTTGCCGGATAAACCGCACAATATAGCGGTGTCTGTTGGTGGAACTCCCAAAACTGTTGGAATTAAAAACGTCAATTTATCCGGCTTTCAATATTACTTGAACTTTCAGGAAAAATATTTAGAGCAAGATGTTTCCGAAACGGTTCTTGGAACTTCGGATACTTTAACAGTAACCTATCAATATGATATTCCTATTCTTGTTGCAGTTGAAAACAGCGCGTCAATTCTTGCTAATGGCGTTAAAGAGTTTCCTATATTTGACAAGTCGATTAGGACCACTCAAGCCGCACGCGACCGGGCGTCTGCCGAACTCACAGACTACGCAAATTCAATCATAGAAGGCGGTTTCCGCACGTTTGAAACCGGTTTTAGGAGTGGACAATTCTTAAATATTAACCTCTCGCAGTATGACGTAAACGATGATTATTTGATCCAAAAAGTAGTAGCCCGGTCAATAGGCGCCGGACGCTTTATTTATAACGTTGCTCTTGCATCAGCAAAGACCATGGGAATAATAAAGTTCTTGATTGAATTATTGGAAGCAAATAAAAATTTAATTGAGTTGGACGACGACGAAGTGGTCGACGAGCTTTTTCAACTAACCGACTCCTTGAATACCGACTCATTACTTGATAGTCTAGTTATTGATTCCGCAGGTCCATATTCGACTTGGTGTTCTGATTCTTTACAGATCGCGCCGTCGACTCGGTTAAGGTGGAATTTAGGACAATGGGGCTAAATATGAATAATCAATCACCCGGATATTTAAACAAATTAAATGAAATCATAATTCCTCGCGGAGTTATACGACTTGCCTTATTTGACGCAGTCACCGGGAAATTAAAAGAAATTCAAATTTATAAAAACCTAGTAACAACAGCCGGCAAGGAATCGATCGCATCCGGCCTTCAAGGAAATACAGAAAATAATCAAGGAATAATAACCTATACCGCAGTCGGGACCGGGACCAATGCGCCCGCGCTTGGTGATACAGATTTACAAACAGAACTATTCAGAAAATTAGTATCGGTTAGATCGGTTTCAAATAACCGGGCAGTTTTTCAGACTTTTTTTACAACGTCTGAGGCCAACGGAGTTTTAAGAGAAGCCGGTCTTTTTGGTGACGATGCGTCGGGAACTCCGGGATCCGGAACCTTATTTTGCCGGGCCGCAATCAACAGGACCAAAACGTCAAACGATACTTTAAGTTTTGAATGGACAGTTATTATCGGGTAGTTTATTATTAAAAATAACCTATGAGTACGTCGTCAGATGTAACAGCCGGAACAAACGCGACAGCCGCACAATACAACAATCTTCGGGTCGATGCAATTAAGCGCGATGCAGTTCTTATTTTTGAAATCGAAGATACAGTCCCGGTCCAAGATGATCAGGGCGGACACTACATTGTCCCCGAGGACATGACAATTTATAAGCTTTCGCATAAGTTAGAAGCCGGAACCGCAACGGTCGTTATTAAAAAAAATGGCTCAACTACAATCGAATCTTTATCTGTTACGAGTTCTTATACTGAACAAACAAGCTCAATCGATGTCACAACCTTGACCAAGGGTGATAGAATACAGATCAACGTCACGGCGGCATCGGGCGCATCGGACTTAATGGTAATGATTCACGCGACACGCAATTTATGAAAACTTATAAAATTTATTTTGTCGAGGGTTACGAATTGTATACCCCCAAAGACGATCTATATCACGACGTTAAAAGAATCGAGGTCATAGCGGAAAATGAAAAGGAAGCATTAAAAAAAGCAGAAAAAGCTTTGACCTGTCGATATTATAAAGTCCGGGGAGTATATGAAAAACCAATGGATTTATGAGAATGCCGGAAAACTTAATTTTTATGTGGCCTTCGACGGTTGCGTCGATCCCTTCTCTTTGGTCCCGGGAAACTTCCTTAGATGATAAATATCCTAAAGCTTGGGGAACTTACGATCCGAATAATACAGGTGGCGCGGCAACTCACACTCATAATTCGCCGGCTCACTCACACACGATTTCCGCGCACACTCACACCTATAACCTAGATTCTGTCGCAAACGAACAGTCGTCGGACAAGACTGCGACAAATTCCGGATCGGACTTATTATCAGGTACAAGCCATAGCCATCCGAGTTCAACTTCCGGTGCGGCCAATGGTTCGACTTCATCAGACGGCTTCACTTGGGGCGCGTCATCAAACGACCCGCCATATCATCAGCTTATTTTCATTAAAGCCGCATCCGGCGCATTTTTTGAGAACGACATAATCGCTCTTTGGGCCGGATATGATGCGGTAGTTACAATTCCAACCTCTTGGCAAGAATGCACAGGCGCGGGCGGATCGCCCGATCTTAGAGGTAAATATATAAAAGGTGCGGCGGCGGCCGCAGATGCCGGCGGAACTGGTGGCGATACGTCAGATACGCATGACATAACGCACAATCATTCGTCAGGTTCGCACAGTCACGACGCGGCGGCATCAGCCTTCCCGACACACTCCGGATCATTTAGAAGTCAGTCCGGAGCCGGCTCGAATGCGGCCAATTTCCAACACGCCCACAATGTTTCCTTAAATTCAGTTGCAACAACGGTCAATCAACATTCTTCGTCAGTTTCCCCGGCCGATGTAGTGGAGCCGGCATATAAAAAAGTTTGCGCAGTCCAAAAGAAGACCGGGGCGATTGTTGTCCGGGGAATAATTGGTCTTTGGCTTGGGGCGATTGACACGGCTTCTTTGCCTAGGGGTTGGGTACTCTGCGACGGTAATAATGGAACGATTGATTTAAGAGATAAGTATATAAAGATAGCTAATTCCAACGCGCAGATTGGCGATACAGGCGGATCAAACACGCACAGCCACGGCGCACAGGCGCACACTCACACGTCGGCCGCCCATAATCACACCGGATCGGTTGGCCAAGCGAATGAGGTTGCCGGAAATGTTGCGTCGTCTTCTCACGGTTACGAGCCGGCAATTCATCCGTCAAACCATTCAATTTCCTCTGTCAGTTCCGAAACTCCATCTTGGCAGTCGGCAAATGTGACAGCCGACGCTTCGAGCAATGAACCAGCCTATAGAACGGTAGCTTACTTAATGCTTAAAAATATTTACCGAAAACCCCGTGCTTTATTCATGTAAAACTATCTTCTTATTGACTTTAAAAAAGTATGCTAAACTTATTTCATGGCAGTAACTTTCGGGCGAGTTTTCTCGCAGTTTGATTCCGCTTATTCACAGGCACTTTTAGGCTTCAATACAGCTAATACCTATAACCTCTATAATTACGGTTGCCTTATTACGAGCCTCGCGACGATACTTTGTTATTTTGGCAAGGACGAAACCCCTTTGACAGTCAACGATAAGCTCAAAAGCTTAGGCCCGGACAAGGGGTTTGGAAAAGACGGCGGGGCCTATGTTTGGGGTAGTATTTCAAAGCTATTCCCGGACATTAAAGAAAAGAGAGTTGATACCCCGGACAAGCTCACCGATGAACAGATGGCCGAAATCAAAAGCGCTCTTGACCGTAAGCTCCCGGTAATGGTTGAGATCGACTACAAGCCCGCTACAGTCGAGCGCGACATGCACTTTGTTATCTTGACGGCCTACAATCCAAACGACGAGAACGATTTCACAATCGCCGATCCATTGGGCGGAAAAACCGCTACATTAAGACAGTATCTAGCTTGGCTCAAACCATCCGCTCGAATAACAATCAGACAGTATGCAATTTATGAAGGTCCGCTCCCGGCAGAAACTACACCTTTGCCAACCCCGACAACTCCGGCAACTACTCCCACAGTTTCGACCCCGCCCGCTTCATCCGGCGAAACCGTTATAGTTAAGAAGTTGGATAACGAAAGAAATGTGAAAATGGCCTCGCAGTATAAGGAAGTAGTGGGATACCTTGAGCTTGAAAAGCCCCCCGAGGACGCAATGTTCGAGGATGTTCGTAGGGTAATTGCAGGTATTAAGAGTAATGCTACGGACTATTGGAACAAGAAGGAAGCCGCAGAGAAAGCGCTTGAAGTGATGAAGGTTGAACTAAAGGCAAAAGAGGATGAAATTAGCAGACAAACAGAGGAAATGACAAGAAGGGAAAAGCTACACAAGGCCGAGTTAGAAGCCGTGAAACAGACCACTCCAACGCCCCAAGATTTCGTTAAGCAGTTTTGGGGTGTCTATGAGGAACTCAAGGGTAAGTACGACAAGGCCGTTGAGCGTATAACTGAACTCACAAAAAAGCTCGCCGAGAAGAAAGTTGAAGAAAAAAACGATCCGTCTAGTGTTCCGGCGACTGGTTCAAACTCTAAATCTAGTGGTAATTCAAATTTAAATTTGATACAAAGATTAATAGCTTGGTTTACCGAGCTTGAAGATTAAACCTATGGCAAACAAACATTTTCAGCAACATAACGTTTGGCCTCTAAGCTACGCGACATTGGCTTCGGTAGTTACCTTTATATTTGCAACCGGGGTCTTTTATAGTCAAATGACCGATCTTCGAAACGACTTCCGGGAATTCAAAGATCAGACAAACGCCAAGCTCGAAAAGCTCGAGCATAAGATCGAAGCAACCTACATCAGTAAAGACGACGAGCTAGTTGTTTTAAATAAAAACAATCAAGTTCTAGGCGTTGCAACAACGGAAGCCAATTTAAAAATTACGCCGTCACCAACTTTAAGGCCACGGCCGGCGACAAACACGCCAAATCCAACACCATGAACTCGACAGATGTTCTTTTTCCTTTGGGTATGGGACCGGTTTTGATGATTTTAATTGAGTTCATTAATAAGAAGGTCCCTTATCGAAGGGTAAGGTATTTGGTTGCCTTGGGTATGTGTCTAGTTTTCGGTTTTCTATTAAATGCCAACAACTTATCTTTCGCAACTGTCCCGGAAATCCTATCATCGTTTGGTTTAATCTCGACATCGGCAACAACAATTTACCAACTGTTATATAAAGACTCCCACTTACAGGCAAAAATTCGAAATACTAACTAATCTTTGCATTTAACCTCTCTTTGCTCATATTTTAAGGCTTTATTACAATCTATATTGATGATCAAATTCCTTTTTTTAATCCTATAAAAATATTGGATATTCTGATATATTTTGTACCCTTGTAAAAGGTTTTAAAAAGTAAGAAAATAAAAATCCTACATTCTTCTTTAATGTAGGCGTCCGGAAAAAAGCCGGTGTCCCTACGTCAAGCGCGGTCGTCGATCTTTATGAACACCGCAAAAAAACTCCAAAAAAAATCAACGATTGAAAGCTAGGGGGAGCATTACCCCAAATAATAAAACAAACTTTTTTAGCCAAAAGAAAAAGGTTGTTTACCCCTAGCTTCCAGTCGTAAGATTGGGGGGGTATGTTTGCCGGTAAACTATGGAAATACCGGAAAAGGATTGGAAGTAACCACAAAAAAAACGGTGATAAATCACCGTGAAAAAAAACCGGTTTAATTTTTTTGACTGCTTCAAAAGAAACAAAGCGTTCGCGTCGCTTATCTCTTTCTATGGATTATACCATATTGGGGGGTAGGGGGGGCTATCAAGGCTTGGAAGTATTTACAACTTGAATATAATCAGTCAATAAAATACTTCTTGCTTCTAAAAATCCGGCGGCCAACCGAAAAATTGTGACCACTACATAAATAAAAAATAAGAAATACATCATTCCTAAAAGCGGATCGAATTTTGTTTCTTCAATCATTGATCTTCTCATAACTATATATATATGCAAAAAGACCGACGATTAAGTCAGTCTAAATGCTTTTGTGAGTAGTTGAGTTATCCGGAAAATCCGGACGACTGCGTTAAACAACTCATCGACCTATGGCCTTATTGTTTTACATCCATGACAGATGTAACTTTCGTACTTATTATATTAATTGCAGTTTGTAAGGTTGCAATAAGAAATAAGTAATAACTATGTAAAATACAGTTGACATTCAGTAACCCTTTAGTTATATTTCTTTTATATGAAAAATATAACTCTGAAAGAATTCTTATTGACGGTCGCACTCTGTCTTTTTTATTTTTTTATTATTTATTACTTTAATTTAGATGAAGTCTTTACCCGGCATTGAAGCGGTTCATAGGAAAGAAAAGCTCATGGTTTTTTTGCGAGAATTCAATATTGAATCGTTTATTATAAATACCTATTTGAAAATCGCCAAGGAAAAAGGCGCGATCCGGGTACAGTTTTATTTAAAAGATTATACGCGCCCGATTATTTTTTTAGTCGTATGAGAAGATTGTCTGAAATGTCACAGTCAGAACTACAAGCGGTTATTTATTCTTACCCGGGGAAAAATTTTGACTGTAGCAAAATGGTTAAAAAGTGTGAAGCCTTATGTTGTCATTGCGTACCTCTTGAAAAAGATCGCTTCGAAAGAAATAAACACAGAATAGTAAATAAAGATTTTAAATTATTAGCTTTAGGTAAAAGTCATAACGAATTTGGCGAGCAAAAAGAATATGTTCTTCCCTTGACCGAAGACCTTCGCTGTCCGTTTAACGACCCTAAAAACGGCTTTAAATGCAATATTTATGACGACCGCCCCCAAGTTTGTAAGGTGTACGGCAATGGCAAAGCTAACTGTACTTCCTGTCCTTTTTATAAACCAAATGGTAGCAAACGCGGAAAAGAAGAAAGAAAAAGACTGGTTAGAATGGCTGTTGAAGATTTTCAAGAGGTTGCAGACAAAATCAGTCGACAGTTTGCTAAATAAATATGAAATTAAATTCTTACGATTCTAGCTATAAAGAGGTTGTCGAAAATGTTTCCGGAAAAATTTTGGTCCTTTGTGTGTGGACTGTTACCGGGGAAAATGGTGTTCCTTTCTCACACAGTTGGATAAAAGGCAAAACTGAAAAGATCGAAAAGGAAAATGTTAAAAATGCGGCAAAGGTTTTAAAGAGAATTTTATCGAAATTAGGGTCGTTTGGGATGTCTAGTACAAATCAGCTTTATGCCTAGATTTGAGGCTAAATGTTAAATATATTTCAATCTAATTGAACAGTCCTATATAAATTTCTAGTTGACTTTTAATATACGTTTAGTATACTTTCAGTTATGGACTTAGAACAATCTAAAATAACAAATCACAGGCGAAAAAGGGCGATGAAAAGATGGCAAAGAATGTACGAATTGCAAAATAAATCCTATTCATTAAAAGAAATTGCAAAAAAGGTCCGCCAAGAAAACGGCAGACCCTATACTGTTGGCGGAGTCAAAAAAGGAATTAGACTATTTCGCGAGCATTACAATTTAACTCAATAAAAAATGAACAAAATCAATCAAATAAAAAAACAAGAACAAGGACAAGTTGTCCCTACTTCAAATTATCAGACAGAGGCCGACGCTTTAATCTCACAGGCAATCAATAAAAACGTATCGGTTGAAACAATGCAGAAATTACTCGATATGCGTCGGGAACTCCGGGCCGAAAGAGCGAAAGAAATGTACGACCGGGCAATGGCAAAATTTCAAGGTGAGTGTCCGGCTATAAAGAGAACTAAAGAAGTAAGAACCAATAGTAATCAACTTGCCTATAAATATGCGCCTATCGAATCAATCGTCGAACAGATAAAAGGACCTTTACGAGAAAACGGCTTTTCTTATGCAACCACTATGAAGCTTCTTGAAAATGGCGTTAAGGTAACTGTCCGGGTGACTCACGAAGCCGGTCACTCCGAAGATACCGAAATGGAAGTACCTTTCGGAAACAAAACTAATATCATGTCACAAAGTCAAGTAGTTGCGGCCGCTCAAACTTTTGCTAAAAGATATGCTTTTTGTAATGCGTTCGGAATTCTAACTTCCGACGAAGATAACGACGCGGCTCCGCAGGTTCAAAATAGAATGCCGGCAAACATTACCCCCAAAAGCACGGCAAGACCACAGTCACAACCGAACGGATTCGGGACCGCGAAAAAAGCAACGGAAAAACAACTCACGCTTATTAAAGAGTTGTTAGCTAAAAAAGGCAAAACCGAAAAGGGACTTGCTGTTTCTTTGAAAATAAAATCGCTTGATGAAATGACAACGGTCATGGCTTCGATGGCGATTGATAAGCTTTTCTTATTACCCGACAAGGTTAGCGCAAAACCCGCGGCCCCTAAAAAATCCGAGGACGTTAATCCGGAAGAAGTAGAAAAAGGCATGGAAAAGGCCAAGGAAGAAGAAAAAAAGAAGTTCGAAGCAATTCAGAATAAACCGGCCGCCCCTTGGATGGTCGCTTGGATGCGGACCCACATTGACGATTTGATCGCTTTTAAAATAGTTCATCCGGACGAAAAACAAAGCGACTTTGCATTCTTAACGGAAAATGAATATAAAGATTTAGTTAATAAATATAACGAAAAGAAGAAAAAATAATATGAAAAAAGGCCAAACTCTTTTAATAGGAACGGACGGAAATCGTAAAATAAATGACGGCAATCTAGTGTTAGCTTTTCAAGGGAACAGAGTTGAAAGAGGGAATGATCAATATCAGTTGGAAACCAATTTAGATTGGTCTTTTGATGATGAAACAACGATTGTTGAAATAAAGTCGATTCTTGGTAGTTTTCTTAGTACGATCGAGGATGTTTTTGGCGAAAAAATGGCGACCGAAGCGATACTTCATTTTGCACAAGAACGAAATCATTTAATAAAAACTCCGCAAGGGATAATTTTAAATCTTAAAAGCAAAGGAATAAAATTTAAAAATTTTGAGAAAAATAGTCAAAATGGTTGATCTATCAACTGGTGAAATTTTCCCAAGCATCGAAGAAGTTAAAAAAGCGGTTGAAGAAAATCCCGATCGCGCTAAAAATATAGTTCAAATTGATCCGGAACTTCGTCGTAAATTATTAATAATGAATCGTAAGGCTCGTCGTAAATATTTGAAAAAACATAGAAAAGAATTTGCCGGAGTAAATTATAGCGATTTTGTTTCAAATTTAAAATAATATGCTTTGTCCAATCGATAACGTCCAATTACATCAACACAAAAAACTTGGCGGGGGCGATTCCCGGGAAGATTTTTATACTACTTGGATGGTCCTTGCGTGTCCGACTTGCGACAGATTGTATATTGAAGAATACACGGCCCGGCTATTGACTGCGGAAGAATTACAAAAATTGGAAGAAGCTAAAAAATAATGAAAAATTTACTTTTAATTTTATTATTCCTTTATTTTCTTTTTAGTATTTTTACCGCTCCGGTCGACAATGCCTTTGCGGTTGTTCAGATGGACGGCCTCGGTCATTACAGGGTTTTAAATAATTACCCGGTCGTAAAAGACAAATGCGTTTCGTTTATCGATGGTCAAGGCGAACATTTGAAATTTTGTGGAAGCTTTCGAATTATCGACAAAAGAGATTTTCACGTTATAGATCAGTTGGCAAGAGCAAATTAAAATGAAAAAAGTCCTTAGTTTAATTTTTATTTATATTCCGCTTCTAATTATTGTAGTTCCCTTGTCTTATGTTTCGACAATGGCGGTTGAGAAGATTCTTAATTTTATTTTACCAAATCATCTATATAAAAAATATTAAACGTATTAATTTAAAATGAAAACCTACAGATTTTATAATGAAAGTAAATTGTATTTAAGCTCTAAGTTTCCATTTATTCATTTTGCCAAATGGAAAACTTTTCTTGATCAGGTTCCGGCAGATAAAGAATCAAAACTTCCTAAAAATATAAAGCTCTTAGAAGTAAAAAGACCATTTATTGAAACGGCTAAGAAATTAAAGTTTTTACAAGAAGGCGACATTGTGGAATTTTATAAGGGCGGGATTGGTAAGATTACCGGCTTAACGTTTGCGTCGAATAATCCGAATTTTGCTTCCTGTTGCGTCACTTGGAATGATTATAAATTAAGAGGAAATCCGGCTAATAGCGACGATCCTAAAAAGGGTCCGAATGTTTCTATATCTTTGCCGGCAATCGATCTAGGCCGTAAATTTAATCCTATTATTCGTTTATATAAAAAATGAAAAAAATTCTGTACTTTGACGTTGAAACAACCGGGATCGATTGTCACCGGCACGGAATAATTCAGCTTTCCGGGATGTTTGAAATAAACGGAGCTATTCATTCGGAATTCGACTTTAAGATAAAACCTTTTGAGTGGGACCATGTCGACGATGAGGCCCTTCTTGTCACCGGATATACCCGGGATCAGTTGAAAACCTTTATGGATCCTTGGCGAGCGTTCCAAGAGTTCGAACTTATTCTTAAAAAACATATTGATAAATTTGACAGGAGCGACAAGTTTTACCCGGCTGGTTACAACGTAAGATTCGATCTTGACTTTTTGAACATGTTCTTTAAAAAGAATCGCAACGTATATTTTGGCTCATTTTGCAACTGGAAAGCGCTTGATGTTCTTGCCCTTGCTCATTATTTGGATTCAACCGGAAAATTAAAATTACCAAATTATAAACTCGCGACTATTTGCGAATATTTCGCAATTCCAATAAAAGCGCATGATTCATTAAGCGATATTAAAGCGACCCGGGAAGTTCTTAAAAAGTTAGAAAATTTTTTACAGATTCCCCAACCAAGTACGAACGTAGCGGCTAAAAATCCGGGACCTAAAAGTTTAGGACCATTATTTTAATGAAAACTTTAAAAGCATTAAGAACACTAGGTATTATTTTTGGATTAATTGGCTTTATTCTTTTATTTTCAGTTGATTGGCGAATTGCTGTTGGATTGTTTTTTGCAATGTGGGGCGACAAAATAATGATGAAAATAAGCGATAGTAAGTTTTTAGCCGAAGTAATATTGAAAGAGGCTATGACCAAAAAGACAAAATGAAAGTCAAAGTTTATTCAAACGGAGTCGTTCATTGCTCGGTTTGTGTCGAAAAAGAATTAAAGAAAAAAGAAGTTGAAAAGTTGGTCAACGAAATAAACCCGACCGGACTCGATGATATTAAGTGGAAAATAAGCAAGGAAAAATTTAGGACCGGTGAGTCAAACCCGACCGATTGCAAGGACGATCCGGAAAGAGTTCATTATTTAATGGTTTGCTAATATGAAACCGATACCTTTTTATATTTCTTGGTTCCTTTTTATTACTAATATTTTTGCAATCGTTTATTACGCTTTAACCTTGGAACATCCGGACCACGCTCAATATTTTGTATTATCGCTCGTTGGTTTTGTGTCATGCGGATTTTTAATAAAATTCTATGAACGATGAAGCCTTTGTAACAATATTTTCGCTAACTGCAATAATTACGTTCTTGTTAGTTGTAATTTATTGGATTATAAATAAACCATGCGACGTCCCGGTGCAGTTTTTAACTGCTAATCAAATTAAAAGTTGTTTGCAGAGGGGCGAGCGCTTAAACAAATGACAAAGATTCATGCGCGCTTTATCGGGAAAGACGGTTCGATGGGTTTTCATACGAACCAAGTTTACGAAATGTTAATCAGTCGGCCAAAGGCGAGCTTATTCAGTCGTCGAAATGATGTTGTTATTGAATCATCCGGCGTCAAGTGTCCCTATGTCACGATCGAAGCATTTTTGGCTAACTGGACAGATATAAAAACGATATGAGTAAAATCATTCAGCAAATAATCGGAGTAATAATTTTGCTTGCGATAATAATTGGATGTATTGTTTATTTTTTCTATTGCGCGAGTTATTGGTTCAAACCAAGTTATATCGCTCCTTTGATTTGCCGGAGCGGTTAGAAACAATTAACATTTTGAAGCTAAAATCTAGGTTAAACATTTAACACTTAGGAAAAAATTATTTAACATAATGTTAAAACTCTGTCACATCTGTAATAAAATGGTCGATCCGAAAAGTAAAGAAGGTCATTGTTTTGAAGATACTTGTCCGGCTGAACGATTTAAAAAGTTGAAGGTATATATAACACAGCGCGGGGTTCACACGCATAATCGACCCTATGCAACTTTATCTCAAGAAGAAAGAAAAGGAGTCCTTGAAGACTTTTTGAATATAGGTTCAAAGAAGACCCGGGAAAAGTGGAACATATCGTCGGCAACTTTGCATCATGTTAAATGGCACAATCGCGAGGTACTCGAAAAAATCGAGGACCTTAATTTTCAGAGAATTGGATTATGAATAAATACATAGTTACAGAAGAACAATTACAAAGACTCGAGCGTGTTCACATTTTACTTGCCCGGGAAATTCGACAAAACACTTTTCATCAGGTAGTTGATGATTCTATGGCTTTAATAAAGCATCTTGCGAACATAGCCAAGCAATTAATTAAGGATGGAATTGAAGAATATAAGTTACCGGTTGAAGGCGGAGAATTTATTTGGAAATCCCCGGCCGCTTTAAAATTAGAAAAACAAAATGTCAAACAATAAAGAACAAACTGTTGAGCTACCAATGTCTTTTTTGAGCGCCGAAGTAATGAAAGCGTTTCTCATGGATGCTAAAAGGAAAAAATACGAAAAGGTTAATTTTAGATTCGTTGACAATAATTCGAGCATTAAGTTTTCGGTTGAAATAAAATAATGAAAAAAATTAAAGAAATTAATATCAAAGAGATTGAAAATTGGATGGATAAAAAGATGATCACCTATAAGGAAGGTTGGACAATCCTTGCAAAAAAGATAAATGAATTGACCGAGCTAGTTAATTTATTAATTGATAATAAAAAATGAACTATATTCAGATTGAATCGATCTTCAAAAAGCATCAGCACTGTAATTTAAAGGGGAATACTTGGTTTGAACAATTCAGATTCACCGATTGCAAGGTAATGATTATTCAAGACATATTAGCGCTTTCTAAGGGTAAGGTTAAAAAGTCCGGTCCACAAAAAGAATTGAAGCCTATTTTAGAAAAGCTTAAAAAATTATCGAAACCAGTTTATAACTAATATGGACTTTAAAAAAATCCGGGAAGAAGTCATTATGGGTATAAAAATGACCGTTTATAAATCCGGTGACCTTGCTGTTCTTGAATCTATAGACGATTTTATTGATGCCGATTTAGTTTATGCTAACTTCGGAACCTTCCGGATGCCGACCGGAAAATATCATCATATATCTATATCTTGTAAAGAGCGTTATCCTACTTGGGAAGAAATAAAGGAAGCAAAACAAGCCTTAATGGGCGACAGTTTCGCTTTTCAGCTTTTTCCGCCAAAAAGTCATTACGTTAATTTACAACCGAATACTTTTCATTTGTGGCGGATTTTATGATAATAAAAACACATAAGCACAGGTTTAATCGTAAGCATTGTTTAGAACCTTATTGCGACATCCGCGTTTGTCGGTGTGGCAAAAGAGCTAAAATCAATGGGAACAAACCACAATCACAGGTTTGAAAAACTTTGCCCGGAGCCAAATTGTTTGGTTGTGTCTTGTATTTGCAAAGAGAAAAGACTTATGAATAAATACGAGCGATTGACTTATTTTTTTTATGATACAATGAGCGCGTATGTCGGGCGGACTATCAAAAAAATATCCGAAAATATTTTGCATTCACAACGGCGATCCGAACAGATGTTTAGTTTGTCGAAAGCGACAATTCAGAAAAAAACTAAGAACATTAAAGGAAAGAGCGCCAAGGTATTTAGTTCATCCCGGTCAAGAACACATCTTCGAACTGTAGACCCCTTCTTATTGACATCGAATCTCAAAAAAAGTATATGATGTGAGAATGATACAGATTGAAGACGCTTACAAATTAAGGATGGTCTTTTTTTTCTTTTATTCGATCGTTTTCTTTTTGATTACTCAAATGGTCGAGGCTTTTGAACTGTCCGAACGCACAGTTAAAATTATTTACTTTACTCTTGGGATAATAACCACTATGATAGTTTTGTGGGCCTTAAATGTACAGATGCGAACTTTCTATTTCGATAGTTATCGAGGATAGGGGGTGAATCAAGATTATGACAGGAGTCGAATCACAATATCTTTTAGGGCTGTACTTTTTAGTTAGTTCCTTATCTTTTGAAGAAAGGAAAATAAGCGCCGAATGGGTGAAATTTATTTCCGGCGGGTTGCTTATTGCCGCATCTTTTTTCCGCTTGAGCTTGATATAATGCAATACAAATTTAAACTTAGAAAGAGGGTGAGCTAGTCCATGGCAAAATTACTTAAACTAAAAAACATCGTTATAACTTATAACTTCGAGAACGGCGATGTCGTTAAGAGTGTGGTCGATGAATATAGAGCCGGCAAATTCTTAGCTTCCGAAGTCGGCGACATCATGGGAAATTGTGTCGGACTTACTGATAAATTCGTCGATTCTTTGAAAGGCGTTGTTGTTCAAGACGGATTGTTTGACGATGCTAAAAAAACAGTCGAGGAAAAACCGGCAGAAAATCCGGAAAAAACCGCTTGAAAAACTGTTAGAATTTGGAAATAATAAAAACCTATGGCCGAGCCTGAAAATGTCCAGAATGTCCAAAAATCCGAAGAACCGGCGAAGACAAATCCGCCGGAAAATCCAAAGCCTACAAATACCCCGCCCGATGATCCATATAATAAGGTTGAGTTTGAAGAATTTATAAAATCGATCGGTGATGTTGGTTTGGAACATTGGAATTCTTATGCGATTGCGCTTGGGGTTTCCATAAAAACAATCAAGCGTTGGCGACAGCATCCATTAGCAAAACAAGCACTCGCCCGGGCGATTCAAGACAACCTTCGCGAAATGAGAAATGCCGGGATAAACGATTGGCGAATGTATCGCGATAAGCTTAAAATGTTAGGGGTTGAGGATAGTACAACCGTAAAAGTTGAAGGCGATACAAGCGATAAGGCGATTGCCGCGATCCAAGACATCGTCAAATCTGAAAATGAGCGAACAAAATCAATGGTTGAATTTGCTAAACAGCAAAGTTTGGCGAATGCTAAACCTGTACAAAATCAAGGACAAGTCGGGCCAGATAGTAACGTTCCGGCCAAATAATATTCAGCTTCGCCACATAGCAGAGCGCGAATACCACAGGCGAAATATTATCTTAAAGGCTCGCCAATTCGGATTTACTACTTTTTACTGCATTGATCTACTTGATGAAGCTTTATGGAATACCGGGACCACATGCGCGATCCTTGCCAATGACCGGGAAACGTCAGACCGGATATTTGAGATCGTTAAGCGTGCTTATGTGAATTTGCCCGACGCAATAAAGCCAAAGACTAAAACAGATACTAAGCGCGCCTATGAATTTACCCATAAATACGATAATGTAATTTTAGATTCCTCGATTTACGTTGCAACAGGACTTCGGGGCGGCACAGTAAGACGTCTTCATGTGACTGAATCAGCCTTTCACAAAAACCGGCAAGAGCTAAACGCCGGATCAAAGCAAGCGGTCCCCAAGGATGGATTCATCAGCGAAGAAACAACAGGGAACGGCTATAATGAGTTCTACGATTTCTACATGGAGTATCGCTACAAAAAAGCGATCGGGCAATATGACTATAAAACCTATTTCTACGCATGGTTTGAGAATCCGGAATACTTTATAGATGGACTTCTTGATAATCCAACCAAGCTAGAAGTTGAACTAAAAGACAAGTACCACTTAGTCGATGAACAGCTACTTTGGCGAAGATGGAAGATGCAAGAGCTTAAAAAATCCAACTTCGGCTTCGGTCTAACCGGCGAACAGCTATTCAAACAGGAATACCCGGCAACGGTCCTTGAAGCTTTCCAATCCGGAGCCGGCAATGTCTTTGATCTTGAGAAGCTAGACAGCATACAGCCGATTGAACCATTGACAGAATCGCAAATGGTCGTTTTGCTCTCGGAAATGTACGCAGATTCGCCCGAAACTATACAGCATTTCGCAAAAACTGTACATAACTTCATTCAAAGGGGCGTTCGATTTTGGGAACTCCCGATCGTTGGCCAAAAGTACGTTATAGGGTGCGATCCGTCGGACGGACAAGGCTCGGACTTCGGACCTATTGACGTATGGACTCGCCCCCGGGAAATGGAAGCGAAGCGTCAAGTTGCGCAGTTCTACGGTAAGCTATTACCGCATGAACTAGCCGAGCTTATTAAGGATTTGGGTAATTTCTATAATAAGGCGTTCGCCGGAGTCGAAAACAACATGCTTACCACAATTTCACACTTGGTCCAAATCTACGATTCTTACTATCAGACCTTTAGAATGGACGAGAAGACCAAAGTCCGGACTAAAAAGATCGGTTGGAATACAAACTCACAATCCCGGGAATATATGATCGATGAATTCTTAATCGACTTTGAAGAAGACCATTTGGTTATTCGATCCGGCATTACGTTAAGCGAGATGCGAACCTTTGTTAAAAAGGAATTACCCGGCGGCCGCTACAAACGAGAACATGCGAACGGAAAGTTCGACGATGCTTTGTTTTCTGCATTCATCGCAAATCAAATGGCCAAGCATCAAATACCAACCGCCCGGGTCTTTTCAAAATAGGTAAATCTAGGTATAAGTAGCTAAATCTATGTAAATCTATGTAGTTTTTTGGCTTTTTATGGTGATTTGTGGTGAATTTCAAGCTACTGGAATTTCAGTACCTTGAAAAACGTTTGCTTTTAATATACTGTTATAATAATTTTAATCTATGGCAGATCAGAACTATAATGCGAGCGGTGATAACTCCGAGGGTCAGCAAAACCAACCGATCGATCTTAGCAAAGCAGAAGTTTCCCCCTTCGCGGGTAATAGCCAGCGATTATCCGACTACAATTACTTTGAGAAGCTATTTTTAGGTCATCACTTTGAAGCTTTTAATCTAAAAGTTAATTCAGCAGACTACAGCCGGGATTATGCGAAGCTTCGCTATGTAATGGCTAATTTCGCGGGGTTAATCTCTAAAGTCATGGCGGATATGATCTTTTCCGAGCGTCCGAAGATCACCGTTCCGGATGGTGATCAAAAATTCCTTGACGTTCTTGTCCGGGAAAACAAACTTCATATACTAAACTACGAACAGGCACTAGCAAACTCTTATTTTGGCGATGCTTTATATAAGCTTCGCATTGCCCCTCGCTACAGGTACGATCAGCCGACAGTCTTAATCGAACAGGCAACCCCAAAGATTTATTATCCCCATGTAGACGAATTTAACGTGACCGCCGATCCGGAAGAAAAGGAATTGGCGTGGAAGTTCAAGCGCGGCGACCTTGAGTATGTCCGCCGGGAAATTCATTCGCCGGGATTAATCAAAAATGAGGTATGGAAGCTTGATGGGGGCAAAATGGTTGAGCGTGTCGATCTATCAATTCTTGGAATAGAAGACATCGAGGACGAGGAAGTAATCGAGATCGATCGCTCGATGCTTATTCATCTGCCCAACTGGAAAGCCGGTGCAAGGTGGAACGGATTTTCAGATTATTTCGATATAACCCAACTCTTTTATGCCATCAATAACAGACTTACCAAAACCGACAATATTTTAGATAAACATTCAGACCCGATCTTAGCTGTTCCAAAGGGAATTCTTAACGAAAAGGGTAAGATTAAAAAAGAAGCCTTGGGATTGTTTGAACGTCCGGAAGGGCAAGGTAAGGAAGGCGACCCGACGTATGTTACTTGGGATGCGTCGCTTGAAAATGCTTTTAAAGAGGTCGACAAACTAATTGAAATCTTATTTATGGTATCGGAAACTTCACCGGATATTCTCGGGATGGGAAAGGGTGCTTCCGATTCGGGCCGGGCGTTAAAGCTCAAGATTCTAAGAACTGTCGCCAAGGCCCAAAGGAAAATTCTCTATTTTGATCAAGCTATTAAGGAAGCTTTGTATGTTGCTCAATTATTAGCCTATGAATACGGTCTTGAATGCGACGGCGTTAAGTTGAAAAAGCCCCCGGTAGTTCCGGAAATTCGATGGATGGACGGAATACCAAAAGACGAAGGCGAGCAAACCGAGGTCGAAGTCCAAAGAATCGATGCCAATCTAACAACAAGAAAAGATGCGATTATTCGAATCGATGGAGTTGATCCCGATACCGCCGACCGGATGGTTAAGGAAATCGACGAAGAAACCAAAATCAAAATGCCAACAATGGATCTAGGCGGCGATCCATTCAAGGAAGAAGAAGACGACGAGGCAAATCCGGATGATCAAGCCGGAAAGAAAAAGCCCCCGTTCAAAAAAGGAAAAGCTAAAGCAAAACCCCCGGCAGTTAAGTAAAATCTTTCTTATATGTATCCGACCAACGTCGAGTTAAACGAAAAAAACATTGCCAAGCTTACTGCATTATTTAAAACCGCTTACAAAAAAATCGTTGACGAAATAAAAGGAGCAACAGATTTCGGAATCGCAAATCGAAAAGCAATTCTGGCTCAAATCAAAACCATTCTTACGGCTCTAGGAACGGACGTTGACGATTTCCTTAAAAAAGAGATGCCCGACTATTACAAACAAGGGGCAGATTTTGCAGTCAAGCAACTAGAGAAAATTGATGCAGAGGTAGCTGTTTCGACCGGGTTTAATAGGGTTCACCGTGACGCAATCTTGGCGCTTGTTGATGATACTTCTCGCGCTTTCGGCGAATCAATATCCGGGGTCTACAGGTCAACAAATTTATTATTATCAAAAGCGGTCCGGGAACAATTAACTCAACAAATGGCGCTTGGAAAGATTAAGGGCGAGGCTTTGCGAACTGTTAAAAATAATATTGTTGGAATTTTAGAAAGCAAGGGATTATCCGCGCTTGTTGATAAATCCGGGAAGACTTGGCAACTTGATACTTACTCCGAAATGCTTATCCGGACCAAAGCGGTCGAAGCGAGAAATCGCGGTATGGCAAACCGAATGGTTGAAAACGATTACGATCTTGTACAGGTGTCAAAGCATGGGGCCGATGATGTTTGCGGGGAATGGGAAGGTAAGATTTTGTCGGTTTCGGGAAAAACCCCGGGTTATGACACCGTAGCAGACGCCGAAGCGGCCGGATTATTTCATCCAAACTGTAAACACGCTATCAATGCTTTGAGGCTTGACGTTGCCCGAAAATCTATGGGTTGGAATCCCGACTCCGGACAATATGAAAAAGGCGTTTTAGAATAGCACTTGACAACAACAAAGTAGGTCAATTATGATCATATAAATATTAAAAGTTGTTTTACACCGTCGACCTGCGACGTTAAAAAATGATAAAACAATGACCGACCCAATTAAGGACGCGAATCCGAATGATGGTAAAGACGGCAAGGATAATAACCCACCGTCAGAGTTTGACACTTCGAAAATTTCCGACGAGCAATTCGCCAAAGTTTTCGACGACAAACGCACTTTTAATCACCCGCGATTTAAGGAGCTGTTAGAAGCCAAAAAAGAGCGCGACGCCATAAAGGCGGCAAAGCAAAAAGAAGAAGAAGACCGCATGATTAAAAATAAGGAATTTGAGGCTCTTGTTAAAAAGAAGGATGAAGAAATTCAGTCCATCAAACAGGAAAATCAAACAATTAGAGTTAATAATGCGATCGCTTCCGAAGCTTTAGCTCAAGGGGCAACAGATACCGACGCGGTTTCGAAGTTGATCGATAAATCAACCATTAAGCTTAATGAGGACGGCTCGATAAGCGGTATCAAGGAAGCGGTTCAAAAACTGCTAACTGAGAAAGCTTATCTAAAAATTAAAAAAATTAAATTAGGTAATGGGACAAATCCACCGGACGCCGATCTCGGCGAGGAAGAATTTACAATGAGCCAAATCCAAGACCCTGTCTTTTATCAGAAGAATTATCAAAAAATTCAGCTTGCCATGAGAAAGGGCAAGATAAAAGAGGATCGACCGGGCGCGAAATAAATTCCATTCCCTAAGAAATTATTTAAATTTCCATGACAGATTCATTCACACCCACGACAGATGCGAATGCTATACCCACGGTAATCGCACAGGAAATGATAAGGGTACTTCCTGCAAATATGGGGGCCGCAAAATTCGTTTCGAAAGATAACGATTGGAGCGGAAAAGATTTCGCCTCTTACGGCGATACATTAACAATCGATAAGCCGGGCGACGTAACGGTGAAAACCAAGACACCGGGAACTCCCATGGTGTCACAGAACCCAGCTTTGAGCAAAATTTCCGTAACGCTCAATAAGCACGTTTATATCGACGTCTTGCACGAAGATATAACCAAACTTTTGAGAAAGCCGGATACTCAAAAAAGTTATGCTAACAGCATGGCTATAAAGATTGCCGAGCATGTAGAAGCTTATTTGTTCTCGCTTCATGCGTCCGTAGTTCATACGGTCACGTTCGATCACTCGTCAGAGGCAACGATCGATACGAGCATGAGAAACTTGAGAAGCAAATTCTCAAGATTAAAAGTTCCGCAGAATGAAGAAAAAGTCTTATTTGCGGATACTTCTTTAGTCGATAGACTTCTATCGGTGACGAAGTACACATCCAGAGATTACACGGAAGGCCGCGCAATCATGGATGGGGCTTTAATGAAGATATACAATAACAATATCTTCGAATCACAGTTGATCCCTTCAACCGGATCACCTGTCGCTTACCACAATTTCGCAATGACGAAATTTGGTATGGTTTTGGTCAATAGACCAATGCCTCTTGATGGAAATGGCAAGGGCGTATTACAAACAACCATGACAGACCCCTTCACCGGGTTATCTTTCCGTCTAACGGAAGGTTATTCTCACGGTGATTTGGGTTCAAGATTCACGATTGACGTACTGTTCGGAGCCGCACTTTGTGACACCGATCAGGTCATCGAACTTGAGTCATTCTAAATCAGGTTCTTTGTATTATTTGATTGAGCGAAGCCCCGCGTTTGCGGGGCTTTGTCTTTGTGATATATTTATAAAGGAAAGGTCGGTAAGACCACGGTGATAGTGGTATCGTTTTCCCTATCAAAGCGGTATAGGAGCTAGTCAGAATAACTAACCGACAGACTACTTTCCTTTTGCTATAATCGAATTTAAACCTATGCCTTATTTGAAGAATCCGGGCGGCCGCATCGTAGCAGTCGACGACCCGGCGCTATACAAACATCATCTATCGCAACCGGGCTTTTCGATCCCGACTCCCGAGGAAGAAAAAGACTACATTCAAAAGAAAGTGATCATGCTAAAAGATATGCAAAAAGCCCAAGATACGGTCAAAAAAGATAATGAAGTTTATCTTGCAACTGTTACCCCGGGCGGAACCGATGGATACGGCGTTGCTTCCAAGCACTTGATCAATGAATTAAGGATGGCCGGGGCCGCAGTTTCTTTAATCCCACGCCAACAGAAAATAGGCGTCTTATTTCATAATCCCTATTCGATTTTAAGGATCGAAACTGCAATGCGAATAATCTACACGATGTTTGAGTCCGATAAAATCCCCGATGATTGGAAAGATTATCTCGAAGCGGCCGATTTGGTGATTGTCCCTTCGAAGTGGTGCGCCGAGGTCTTTAAAAAATCCGGATGCAATGCCGAAGTAATTCCCTTGGGTTATGACTCCCGGATATTTAAGTATTTACCCCGGGAAAATAAAAGGGAAGCCCGAAAGAACTTTACCTTTCTTCACTACAACGCATTCAATATCAGAAAAGGATTCACCGAAGTATTGAAAGCATTCGTCGCCGAATTCAAGAAAGACGAACCGGTCGAAATGATCTTCAAAACCACTTTATTACAACCCCCATGGCCACTTCTTAAAAGCGAATACCCCAATATCGAAGTTATAACCGGACCCTACGAAGATAACGAAATGCTCGAGCTTATGCGTCGATCTGATTGCTTTGTTTACCCCTCGCGCGGGGAAGGTTTCGGAATTCCGCCCCTCGAGGCGATGGCTACCGGAATGCCGGCAATCGTTCCAAACGCCCACGGCATAACCGAATATTTTAATAAGGATTATATGTACGAAGTTAAGGTTAAGGAAAAATGCCCGGCGATTTACTCTCGCTATAAGGGTATCGATACCGGTAAAATGGTAGTATGCGACATCGATCACCTAAGACAGCAAATGCGCTATGTTTACGAACATCAAAAAGAGGCGTTAGAAAAGGGCAAAATGGCTTCCGAATATGTTAGAAGTTGGACTTTTGAAATAACAGCCGGGAAACTGAAAGCATTGTTCGACAAGTATCAGCTTACCCAACTGAAACAAAAGCCGGTTAAAAATATCCTTTATTTGGAAGAAGTTAAATAATATGGGAAAAAAAGACGAAAAAAAACAGGAAGAATCCGTTCCGGAAACAAGAACGGAAATGACCGCTTCGGTTTCAAAAACCCGAAAGGTTCATTGTGAAGCTTGTTCGAAGAATTATGATCTAGCAGAGGGTCAAACCCCTGTTTGTTGCGAAAAGCCAAATATTCAAAATCTATGAACGTAAAATACGTCGGTCCGGCAAAGGATTATTCCGGGTATGGTGAAGCTTGCCGACATGACATCGCCGCTTTACTAAACGTTGGTGTTGGCGTAACTGCCAAATTGCCATCTTACACGCTTGAAATATCAGACTTCGGCGACATTGGCCGATTGGCCGTTGAACAGGAAGACAAGCTTATTGACTACGATACAATCATTCTTCACACGACCCCGAATGTTTATCCTAAGTACATGGAATCGGGGAAGTATCATATTGCCCGGGTATTTTGGGAAACTGATAAGTTGCCCCCGGCATTTTCTAAGTACGTTGAGCTTTGTAATGAAGTTTGGACCGGATCGAAATTCAATGCAGAGGCGATCAAAAAAGCCGGAGTGACTAAGCCTATTTTTGTGATTCCCGAGGCGATCGATTCGGACTTTGACCCATCGATCGTCAAACCTTATTTACTGGACCGGGCGGACATTGATAAATCTTTCAAGTTTTATTCGATCTTCGAGTGGACTGAAAGGAAAAACCCAAGCGCTCTTTTATATGCCTATTTTCAGGAGTTCCAAAACGGCGAAGATGTATCTTTGGCGATCAAAACCTATGTGGATAACTTCATGCCGGACAAGAAGAAAGAAATCGATTCACAAATCAGCATGATCAAACTTAAACTAAACCTTCCCAAATACCCCAAGCTTTATATCTACAAAAACCTTATGGACCGGGGACAAGTATATCGATTCCACAAAACTTTCGATTGTTTTGTATCTTCTCACCGGGGCGAGGGTTGGGGAATTCCCCAAATGGAAGCTCTAATCATGGGGAATCCGATTATATCGACCAATTTGGGCGGTATACACGAATATTTAACTCACGGCGAAGATTCGATCCTTATTGACTATAAAATGGTCCCGGTTCCGGGTAATTCCCGAAACCCCGATTGGTACATGACCGATCAGAATTGGGGCGAGGTTGACGTTGACATGCTAAGAAAGGCGATGCGGGCTTGCTATCAGAACAGAAAGCAAATGCGGGAAATTGGAGCAAAAGGCGGCGAAACAGTCCGCAAAAAATTTGCGCTTCCGGTTGTTGGTGCTATAATGAAAGAGCGACTCGAGAAAATTGAAATTAGAAATAGGAATAACGCCAAATAAGCTATGAAACTTTTATATTTATCTTGCCATGCCATCCTTGAATATGACGAAGTTAAATTATTCGAGGATATGGGGTTAGACTACTTTTCGCTAGGAAGCTACATCGATCCGCAAAAACCGGTTGATCCAATCAGACCCCCGCTTAAAAAAGTTGTCGATCCGGAACTACTTCGAAACGCTCCATTAAGAGAAGCAATCCCCAAATCGTTTGCCGACAAGTTCGATGTGATTGTTATTATGAGTATGCCTAAATGGGTCAGCTTAAATTGGGAAAATATCAAGCATAAAAGGGTAGTCTACCGAACGATCGGTCAGCACACTTCAAAAGAAGAAGAATTCCTAAAACCCTACAAAGCTCAAGGGCTACAGATAGTACGCTACGCTTTAAAAGAAAAAAATATCCCTTCCTACGCGGGCGAAGATGCGGTAATTAGATTCTATAAGGATCCGGGCGAGTTTAATAACTGGAACGGTCAGAATAAAAGAATAATTACGTTTGCTCAAAACATGAAAACCCGGGGCGAGTTTTGTAACTATGATACCTTTGTCAAATTCGCTCAAGGATTCGACGCCAAGGTCTACGGTCCTAAAAATGAAGACTCCGGGGACTTATCCGGCGGATTTCAGACTTATGAGGAAATGCGTCAAACCATGCGCGATAATAGGGTCTACTTCTATACCGGCACACAACCGGCAAGCTATGTTTTGAATTTTATCGAAGCTTTTATGACCGGGATTCCAATCGTCGCAATCGGTCCGGCTCATGCAACCTCTCTAAAACTCAATGGCGATGTCTACGAAATACCGGATATTATTCGAAATGGGGTTAATGGCTATTGGTCCGATGATATTTCAGAGCTTCGGATTTATGCCGAAAGATTGCTTAACGATCACGAACACGCAAAAGATATTTCGGCAAGCGCTCGAAAAACCGCAATCTCTTTATTTGGTAAGGAAGTAATTTGGGAAAAATGGCGACAATTTTTACGAGTATGAATCAACAAAGTTGCCCGGAATGCGATTATCCGCTAGAGCCAATCGACAATATATGTCCGAATTGTCATTATATTATAAATCCGATCCCGACCAAAGATCCGGACGATCGGCCGTTAAACCCGGATCAAGAAAAACCGGAGCCAATTAATCCTAGATGGAACTAATATGTCATTTTCAGTCAATAGAGTAACATTAGTCGGTCACATCACTAAAGAAATAGAGCTTGTTAAAACTCCGCAAGGTAGATCGGTTGCTAATATCTTTATGGTGACGTCCCGGGGCATTAAGCGAAATAACGTATGGGAAGATAAGCCGACTTTCTTTAAGATCGTCGCTTGGGACCGGATGGCCGAGTTTGCCAAAAATAACTTAACGGTAAACGATCGCCTTTATGTCGAGGGTCGCATCGAATCCGATTCATTCGAAGACCCGGAAACAAAAAAGAAAAGAACTTATTTGGAAATAATCGCGCGAAATATAATACCAATGAGTAAAAAGTTGGACCCGGTTAAAAGTCCACAAAGTGAGGTCGAAAGCGTGCCTAACGTCGAATAATGGTCAATTTACGACGTCTTGCGTGTACTCTACCCCGCAATATAATGTCCGCATTATATTGACGCTGTTACAATTTGCTAAATCGATAATTCAGTAACTATGAACACAATAACCGATCGACTACTTAGTCTTGACCCCTCTTTAAAAATCCACAACGAAGGCAACTGGCAAGGCTTATTTGATCCAAACCAAAAGGGATTCGCAAGTTTCAATGACGCCGGGATCGAATGCGAGGTTGGCGAATTTCTTTACGGTTGGATTAGAATTCTAAAACCAAAAAAGGTCCTTGAAACCGGGACGCACGTCGGAGTTGGCGCTTCCTACATGGGTTTAGCACTATCCGATAATAAAGAAGGCAAATTGGACACTATCGAGTTTATTGACGTACATCACAAAAGGGCCGTTGAACGCATGGATACGTTGGGGCTTCGGAATCAAGTCAACCTTTTTGAAGGTGACGTTAAGGACTTTAAGCCTGTTGAAAACTATCAACTAATACTTTTGGACACAGAACCTATATTAAGATTCGCCGAGTTGATCAAGTTTTTTCCATATTTGGACCAAGGGGGCTATGTTTTTATTCACGATCTGCATCGCCACATGCAACAGGTCGAAAATAAAGAGCATGGGTTCGCTTGGCCTTATGGTAAAATTCCGGAAGCAATGTTAAATTTAGTAAAAGTGGGTGCTTTACGTCCCTTTCACTTTTTCACTCCGCGCGGTTTGACGGGGTTTTATAAAGTTTCAGACCTAGACTATAAGTGGATATGAACGATCAAAAAGCTAAGGAACAACCAATCGAGCAGTCAGAGGGCGACAAGGAGTTTGATAAATTAAAAGTAAAATGTTCGCACTACGGACATTTTGCCCCGGTTGTCCAATCCGTCGTAACGACTCCGGGCTTATTGTTTGTGATTCAGACTAGAAGTTGTACTCAATGCGGCGGAGTATTCAGCAATATTCAGCAAATACCGGTCGGAGCCGGAAAAATAACCTTGCCGAATATTGTTTATAAGAACTAAATGTCAGAGGTCAAAAGATCAAGGGCGGCACTACTTCCCCATCCGGCCGATCCTTTTATGTTCCGCTACTGGTTAAAATTCTTTAACGAAATTTGGCAAAGTGAGGTCGATCGTTTATATATTTACATCAACTCACCGATTGAAAAGCCGGTGATCGATTGGATGCTCGAATTATGCCGATCTAACAGTAAAATTAATGTTCAATATAATAACGTACAGACAGAACACGGCTACGCAATCGACCGGATGCTAGATATTGTCACCGAAGAAAACATAATGCTTATTGAAGACGACGGATATATCTTTAAACCCGGGTATGTGGATAAGTATTTTACAAAACTCGAAGTTGGCGGATTTGACGTTATCGGCTCGCCCCGAGGCTCTTGTTCTTTAGAGATATGGGATGAGGCGAAAAAAATTTGGAATTTAGACTATTCGGGGATCGGTGATGTTGGTCCTAACTTTTGGCCATGCTACTTTTTTACCCGGAAAGACATCTTGCTTAGGACCGATCGGAACTTTGCCGCGCGCGCGTGGAAGCGCGGGGAAAAAATAACCCCACTACTCGACTACGTTGTTAAAGATGAGGTTTGCACATCAGATACTTTTGTTAATACTTCACTTCAAATCCGAGCCATGATTCCCAAAAACAGAATTCTTACTATTCCACAGTATCACGGATCGCCCGACGACCTCGAGCATTTCGAAACGAAATATAATCTATTTAATGGCTTTGCTTTTTGGACTCATGTAGGGTCGCTGTCGTCGGGAACTCATGGCGCTTTGATTGACGACTCTGGCCGACGACTCGCAAGACGTTTTATTGATCCGCCGGTTACTCCTATTATCAAAAATCAAGCCAACACCGAGCAGGAACGCCGGGAATGGGAACGCCGGGTTCAATGGTGGAAGACGTTTGCCGAGTATAGCGCGTCTTTGGGTATCCCGGACAATGTGAAAGATTTCTATAATGAATATTTAAAGGCGATAGAACGAATCATCAAGCAGTTTAGTTTATCACGACGAAATATCGAAAAAAGGCAAGCAATCTATAAAACCATTGGTTTATAATGCTTGCATGGTAGATGCAAAAATTGTTAGAAATGCTCATTGGGTTTGTTTTCAATGTGGGACAGATTTCGGTAAAGGTCCGAAGATGATTGTTTCCACTTGGCATGAAAACACTTGTGATATCTGCGGAAGAAAAAAGCACGTAACAGAATTTCGAGATTTTGGTTATGCAAAGCCGATGTATTTAGGTGAAAAATGCCGGGAATGCAACGGCCTAGGATATAAGCTTATTATTTCGAATCGTTGCGAAGTTTGCCTAGGAACAGGTTACTTTAACGAGGAAGAAGAATTCGAAAAACTCGAAAAAACTTTATGATAAAACCAGACGTTATTTTGACTTGGCCGAAGAACTGCGACTATCCAATTTGGCGACAATTTATACATGAAGAAAGACATCGCTTCAATGAAATAATCCTCGTTTTTATGGAAACAAACCAAGGTTATGATTATCGGGAATTTGTGAGAGGCGCAACATTCAAAGACCATATTCTTTGCGTTGATTCCCCGATGATTCCGCCCGATGCAGACTGGCGAAATATCGCAGTAAACTTCGGCCTTCAACAATCGCTTCATTCGGAATGGTTATGGTTTACCGAGCAAGATTTTTTCCCGATGTCCGGCTTTTTTGACCTGCTCTATTTATATATGGAAGGCGACGCTTTGGCCGTTGGCGTACACGACGGACCGCGTTTACATCCCTGTTCTTTATTCATTAAAAGACAGGTTTTGAATAGTACAAGTAAAAACTTTGGCATAGTTCCCGGGAAAATAGATCATTTTGGATTGATACAGTTAGATATAGAAAAGATAGAGAGAGATACAGGTAGAAAGATTGCTATAATGCCCCAAGAACGCTATAAACACATGGCGGGGTTGTCGCATAACTATTCACTTATGGAGCGTGGGGAAGCCCCAAATTACAAGCCAGACGAATTCAAAAATTATCTTCGAAACTGCTTTAAAGTTAAGGTTCCTTTGAGTAAAAGGTTTATTGAAGTATTCGGTAAAACGGTTGGGGTTGAATTACCGCTCTAACTGCGGTAATTGACCACTCCCCCACTCCCCTACCGTCAAAAATTGAAAAATCCGAGGCTAAAAAATAAAAAAGTGATAGACCTATAGCAGTAGGGGAGTGGTAGTGATTATATAAAGATAGTAATAAAAATAATGAAAAATTTTCGAAAAAAATTGGGGAAAAAATTAAAAAAAATTTGGGATTGGATTTTGCACAATCTCATTCTAGCCCACTAAAAGAGATGATAAAAAACGTATTTGTCGACTTTCATCATGCCGGACTTCTTCAATCTTTTATCCTGTTTTTCGAAGGCCGGTTAGGGGCCAAAGTGTATAGACCTATAGGGATGGATTGGGCGACAAAGGGTTATTGGAAAGTATATGATCATCCGGCGACTCAAGCGCAGTTTTTAGACATAAACGGCGCGACTCCGGACGGAACGCCAATCTTAAATAAGGTCGTTGATATTGTCGATTCGAATTCGCTGTCCTCTGTTATCTATTCTTGCCAAGACATCGATTCAGGCCAAACAAATAAAGCGATTACCTTCGACGGCTTTATGGATATGCCCTTTGACATTGTGATTGCATCCCTTCCCCAACATATCGAACCTTATAAAAAACTTTGTGAGTTGCATCCGAATAAACCGAAGCTTATTTATCAGATCGGTAATCAATGGGATTTGCCCGCCGGCGTGCCGGTAAAAAATATAATGGCAAGTGCCAAGATTCCCAACATTCCGGCGGATATTAACTTTATACAGTACCATCAGGAATTCGACACAACCATTTTCCGCCCGGATCGATTCACGCTATTTGACTTTAAAGAAGTTTCCCCTTTACTTCTTCCCGGCAATAATATTTATTCTTTCGTTAATTGCTTTAATATTCAAAGTCACTTTACTTCCGATTGGAATCTTTTTAAACAGGTCGAACTTCAAGTTTTAAGTCACTTTACTTTTAGATCTTACGGCGGACAATGCCGGGATGGCGCGGCTCACGGAATAAAACAGGTCGCGGACAAAATGCGAGAAGCACGTTTTATTTGGCATACCAAATTCGGGGGCGATGGGTACGGTCACATTCTTTTTAACTCGGCCGCCATGGGAAAGCCCTTGATCACTAAAAAATCTTACTACGCGGGCAAACTAGGCGAGGACTTGATGATCGATGGCGAAACGTGCATTAATATAGATAATCTGTCGGTTGACCAAATAATTGAGAAGATTCGTTACTTTAACCAAGAACCAAATTATATCGAAATGTCTAAAAATGTCTACAAAAACTTTAAAAAGCATGTTGATTTTTCCCGGGAAGCCGAAGAATTAAAAGCGTTTTTGTCTTCATTAAAATAAATCCCTTGACTTTTATTTCATAATAATTGAGAATGATTGATATTATGTATAAGTTGGTTGTGGACAATATTAAGAAAGAATATTTTCAAGCTCAAAATGAAAATGTTCTTGTTGCCAACTGTTCAATCAATTTGGAAGATAAGGAAATTGAAAAACGAAGCTTTTCATTTCCTCTTGACACGTCAGAAGAAGAATTAAAGGAAGAGTTAAAAAAATTCATCGCCAATTATAATTTAGAAGCCGAACTTGCACAAAAAAACAAGGCTCTCGATGAGGCCAATGTAGAAGCCGATAAAACTATTGCGTCGGTTGCGGGTTTGGAATTTTAACCCTATGTTTCTATTACCACAAACTAAAGGAAGATTCAGACTCCGACAAAATGTCGAGATTGTACTTCGTGATAAAAATGGCGAAGTTAAGCCATTATTCCAACCCAATAAGTTGCTTCTTGAATTCTTAAAAAGAGGTTTTATTAATCCGTTATCAGATTACGCAAAGACTCCGGGTCTTTTTGGTCATTGGGCCGACCGGATGAATATTTCAAACTTGACAACCACAGCCGGAAAAGGTGGAGTTGCATCAAGAATTAACGGGTCCGGCGCCGAAGCCGCATTCGTATATATTGCAGTTGGAACCGGAACAACAGCCGCCAATATCGCAGATACAACCCTTGAAGCTGAAATTGTAGATTCAGGATTAGCAAGAGCATCGGCAACCGCATCAAGAGTAACAACCGACACGACAAATGATACAGCTCAACTTGTATATACATTCTCAGTATCAGGAACTAAAGCTGTCACGGAATCAGGCGTATTAAATGCTTCGTCAAATGGCGTTCTACTTGCTCGCCAAGTCTTTTCGGCTATTAACGTTGTGTCCGGTGATAGCTTACAGGTGACTTGGAAATTTGACGTAGATTAATATTTTTCCTAGATAATCCATGGCAACTGTAAAAGATGAATTTTCTTCTGTCGCTAGTTTTACCTTAACCCTTGCTTCTCTTGCGAATTCTACTGCCGGAGTCGGTAGACAATCTACCTTGATTGATAATTCAAGTAATCTTTATACGTCAGCTTTGATTGCTTTAAACATAAAGGTTGGAACGACTCCTACTGCAAATTCTTTAATCTATGTTTATTTAATCAGATCAAATGCTGACGGAACACCAATTGCAGATGATAACGCCGGAGCATCCGACGCCGGTATAACAATCGTGAATGCTCCTTTACTTGGAACCATTTTAGTTCCGGATAATACGTCGAATGCAAACTACAGAAAAACTTTCGATACAAAATTCTTAGGTTCGCTTGGGCCTAAGTGGGGAATCGCCATAGTCAACTCGTCAGGTGTTGCTCTGAATTCAAGTGAAGGTGCATATTCCTATATTGGGGTAAGACAGACGGTTGCCTAAAAATGGCTACAACAAAATTATATTTTTGTAATCAATCTTCTCCCTACACACCCGCTACGATAAGAGGGGCATGGGATCAAACTTCCGGTTCACCAATTACAGGGCTTTTGTCTCCGGGACCGTCGGGGTCTGCGACAACTAAGGGGATTGCTGAAACAAATACAAATACTGCTTGGGATGTTTTACTTGCTAGATTTATATCTCAACCCTTAGAGGTTGGAAACGCTTTCTTGGTTACTGATACTTTCAGAATGATCATAGGTTGGCTTGAAAGTAATTCGGCGGCTGATATGGTTCCCCATATTCATTGTTTTGTAACCCAAGGAGATAGCGACAATGTACGCGGTACTCTTATAGCCGATGCAGTCGCTTCCCCTCTTGCAACAGAAGAATTGCCAACGTCGGCGACAGGACAGCTTTTTAATAATAATAGTGCTATCGCGCTATCTAATAATGTGACTGCACTCGCCGGCGACAGAATTGTAATCGAGATAGGTTATCAAGCTCAAAATAACTCTGCAACGTCAAGAACAGGAACGATAAATTACGGCAATACTGGAACGACTGATCTAAGTGATGGTAGTACAAACGTAGCCACAGAGCCGGGATTTATTGAATTTACGACAACTCTTGCACTAAGTTTTGGATCCGGAGAAGGCGAAGATTCCTTGGGAAATTTATTTAATATTGCCTTAAAACCTAAAATTCCAATTCTTGACACAAATAATCCGATCACAACAGGTTTGGTATTTGATGTTTCTTTGTTTGAAAAAGGTGGAACCGTCGCTAGGGATTTAGCATTACTAAGAAAGGGAACATTGTCAAATAGCCCTTCTTGGAAAACTGGTCAGTTTGGCGCAAATTTACTTTTTACAGATAGTACAAATAAACTAGGATTTACATCAACTCCAAAACAGGATAGCTTAACAGACCTTTCTATTGAGACATTGGTTTTTGTAAAAGGAACTAACGCCGCTAGTGACGCAAGAATAATTCACAAAGGAAATGGTGATAATAAAAGATGGGATCTGTCAATTGTTGCCTCAAGTAAAGTTGAATTCGTTGCCGTCTGGAATAACGGTTCAGATCAAGAAGCCGATTGGGACACAACAAGCGGTTTAACTACGAATAGGTGGTATCATATTGTTGTAACCTACAGTTTTGGCTCAACTGCAAACGTTCCTATTATTTATGTTAATGCTGTCCCTGCCGCCTTTTCAAATATAGGCGCTTCGCCCGCCGGAAGCCCTGTTGCGGATGGAACGGACATTATAGTTGGAAATAGAGTAACGAGTTTAACTAAGGGATTTAATGGTAATATTTCCTATGTCCGTTACTGGAATAGAATATTAAATAAAAATGAGGTAAAAGAGCTTTATGATAATCCGTGGAGAATTTATAAACAACTTAATTTTTATTCGCCTTTAAATGCTCTAACTGGATCAAATTTTTCGCAAACATTAACAGATGTCGTGACGATTGTCGATACTCCATCGAACACAGGCGGAAAAGTCTTGTCTGACGTTGTAACGATTGTCGATACTGTTCTAAAATTTCCAAGTAGAACTTTATCCGACGTTGTGACTTTAGTTGATACAAATTTAAAAACAAGTGGGAAAGTTTTAACTGATATTTTTACAATTGTTGATCCGGCACTCTTTTTTACAACCGGAAAGGTTTTAACCGAAGTTTTAACAATTGTTGACTCAATCGTAAAAAGTATTTCGAGAACATTTTCCGACGTGTTTACCGTTGTTGACTCGGCTTTAAAAACTGCCGGTCGCAATCTTGCGGAGTCGTTCACGGTAACAGATGTTATAGAAAGCCTTCCGGGAAAGATATTCTTGGAAACCGTATCGGTTGTGGATTCAATCATTCGGGATATGTCCCGCACTTTAACCGACGTTCTGACCGTTGTCGATTCCGCAATCAAAACGCCGGGGCGAATTTTAAGCGAAATTCTGACGATTGTCAGCTCTGTTTTAAATACAGGCGGAAAGATGCTTTCTGAAACGATAACGGTTGTTGATTCATTTTTACGAAGTATTTTTAAGGTATTTACAGAGCAGATATCGATTGTCGATGTATTCAGTAGAATTCTAAGCCGGGTCTTTGACGAAGTGATATCGGTTGCTGATACGTTTATTAAGTCAACCGGAAGAATTATTCTTGAAGCTTTATCGGTTGTTGATTCTAATCTAAAAACAGTCGGCAGAACCTTATCGGAATCGATTTCCTTAAACGACGTTCTTATTGCGGCAATTGCGCTTGGACGAACATTTCAGGAAGCACTTAGTGTGGTTGATAATTTTTCCCATCAAATAGGTAAAACTTTTATAGAAACAATCGGCATCGATGCCCTATTTAGTGTATTTGGCAGATGGTACAGGAAAGCCCAAACTGTTTTTTTTACAATGCTTTCAACGAATTGGTATGAAAAAGTTAGAACCACTTTTCATAATGTTGTAAACTCTAATTGGTATACTAAAAATAATACCGAGTGGAAAGATTGACCTATGCCAACATCAAACCGTGATTATTTAACTATTGCCGAGCTTGAGGAATTCGCAGACATCACAGTAACCGATGAAACAGAAGGCTTGGATCGTATAAGTCAAGCCGAAGAAATGATCGATGCTTACGTCCGGTTCCAAGAAAAATTCTTGGAAGAATCGATCAAGGGTTTAGCCTCGTCCGGATCGACTTCGCAAATCACACTTCAAACAGATCAGCAAAACGTATATGACAAAGATTATTTCCTAGGGTGCATGGTTGAAATCATAGGCGGCACAAATAAAGGATCAAGAAAAAGAATTACCGCATCGACTCGCGCGGGTGTTTTGACAACCGATACTTTTTCGTCGGCTATTGACAATACGTCTTTCTATAAGATTTGGCAGATTGGAAAATTCCCGCGTTACTGCGATGTTGAATTCTACGATCAGAATGGCACGACTCAATATTTTAAAAGCATTCCGGAAGCGGTTAAAAGAGCCGTTGCCGCTCAAGTTCAGTTTATGATTGAAATGGGCGATGCTTATTTTGCATCAGACAAAGCCGATTTACAGAGCGAATCAATAGGCGACTATTCCTATACTAAAGTTGCCGGTGGATCATCTCTTGATAAACAAATAGCCCCTAAAGCTAAGATTCTTCTTGATGGTATACGAAATCTAAAAGGTGCTATTATTGTTTAATATGGCCATTACTTCGTTTTATAATCAAACGATTTCTCTATCCCCGCAATCAGGACATGATGCTTACGGCCGTGAAAGGTTCACAACAGAAGCAGACTACAACGCGCGTGTTCAGGTTCAATCAATGACAAAACTTATGCCAAATGGTCAAGTAAAACAGATCGATGCGGTTATGTACATTTCCCCGGAAGTTGCCATAGATTATGATGATAAAGTAACCTATGACGATACAGATTACAAGGTGGTTGGAATCAATGAACAGGTCGACGGAAAAGGCGACGTCCATCATCTAAAAGTTCAACTTGCATTATGGGTATAAAAATCGACGACAAAGAAGTTATGGACAGGTTTAACCAACTCGCTAAACAAGTCGAGCAAAGAAAAAGAAAATCGCTTAACGATGTCGCAAGCGAAATCTTGCGCCTTTCGCAAAGAGAGGTTCCCCATGATATAGGAACTTTGCAGAATTCCGGATTCGTTGAGGATCGGGACGAAGAAGCAATCGTCGGTTATAACACGGTGTATGCCGCTCGACTTCATGAACACCCGGAATATTCATTCCAAAAAGGGCGAAAAGGAAAATATCTCGAGGATCCGATCAAACTTAATTTAGAAACATTTCGGGAATTTTTTAAAAATCTTATAAACTAATCTATGGCATTTATCGACGAATTAACACAGCATTTACATAATCAGCAAATAGGAGTCTTAGCAACAAATCTTTTTAAAAGTTGGTTG